CTGTTGACTACATAGATCCCCTGTTTGTCACCTGTTGGACCTGTAATAAAATATTCCTCCCCGTTGATGGTTCCAATAGAAATATTGGGTTCACCAAACTGATCGGTAAAAGTATATCCCTGATACTGTTGGATAATCCCGTCCCTTTCAGCTCCTGCTATTTCCGCAATCTCCTGATTGGTTTTGGCCTCCAATGCCTGATTCCCGGCTTCCTTGCCTTTCATGAGGTTGTTGAAGGTGTCCAATGGCAAAGTAATATTGTTGGTCAAAACATCTTCCGCAACTTCGGCACGTTTACCGTTAGGCCGGATGACTTCATACATGATGGATTCACCAGGTTTTGGCTGTCCGTCCTTGTCTGCGTTGATGATTCCAACAACCTCCACGGCCTCCCCTGAATTTTTGTCTTGGGCAATGGTAACTTTCCCGGCTGCTTTGCGCCTTCTTTGGTTTTGTATGGTCTGCGCTCCGTATGACAATGGGCCAAGTGCGGAACCCATGATGGATCCTGCTGCCATGGCTTTGAATGTGTTTCCTACAATCTCGGTAAATGTTGATCTATCCTCTTTTTCCTTATAAAGCCAAGTAGAAAATTCCTGTCCAAGTTCTGCAGCGCCTTCTGTCGGTCCTTCGGTCAATGCGCCTTCACCCATTTCCCGTAAAGTACGGTCAACAAGTCTCCTTCTAGTGGATTTGGTTTTGGCAAATTCTTCCAAGAGTTCTTTTCCTGCTTTTGAGGTCATATCAGGACCACCAAAAACCATCTTACCCAATTTACCTTTGAATGCTTTTGGAACTAATTTAGCCACGGGAATAGCTTCTGATCCCATTTCTGCGGCTGTTGCAAGCATCATTGCTCCAAGCCTTGCATTTGGGTCGTATTTTGGTATTTGATTTCTGTATGATTCAGGGATTTTTGTTTCGTCAACTGTCCCATCATTTAAAACTGCGGCAGGGAATTTCATTCCCAATTCATTTAAAGCGTTTGTTTTTTGTTCCTTATGGTAGTCATCATATTCTTTGGCTGACATACCCATAGCCATTGCGGAAAGTCCGGCCATGTTTGCATAACCGAGTGCTGCACCTGCAACGGGATTTATTGCACCGACACCGATAGCGGTTGCGATACCTGCGGTCTGTGGTCCAAGTCCTCCAATGAGGTAACCCCATGAATCGGTATTAGCACCGGATTCCTCCACATATTTTTCAGATTCAGCAAATTTTCTATCTGCATATGATATAAGTCCAGGTGCTGTGCTTCCTGCTTTTCCTTCTGCCTGATCTCTTTTGAGTTTAGTGTATGCTTCAGCCCCAAGATTTTTGTTTGGTGCAAGCGGATTGACATAGTTTGTGGCTGTGGAGGACATATCCAACATTTCTGCAATCCCTTTGGCTGCGCCTCCAAGTGTGGCTGGAAGATTAGCATTCCATCCATCTACAATGTTTTCCCAAAAGGATTTTTCCTCTACGGGTGCTTTGGCTGTCTGTTCTACCTGTGGTTGTACTCCCCCTGCCATGGTCGCCATCTGTTTTCCGGCCAACCTTTCTTGAAGCGCATTATTAAGCTCATCATCATTGTTGATTCCAAGATTTTTGATATCCTCTGGAGATTGCATGTTTGCAATCACGTCCATGGCTTGGTTTCTGTCAATGGATTTACCGTTGTAAGAATAGCTTGCAGGTTCTTTAACAAAGTCAGAAGTTGATTTCTCAAATTTCCTGTCAAGCTGTTGTAATGGTTGCTTGGTCTTGATGGCTGACAAATACGGGTTTTTGGCCTGTGGTACGGGTTCAGGAATAACCGGGCTAAAAATAGGTTTTTCCGCTACCTGTGGGGTAACGGGATTTGGTTGTGCTATCGTTTGGGGATTTGCCTTTTGAAAAACATCAAACAAGGGATTTTTTTTCTTTCCTGTCGGTGATTGTTGAGCAACTGCCGCTTTAGACTTTTCTCTTGCTTCCCTTAGTCGTTTTCTAGCTTCTTCCCTTGGGTTTGTCTCATTTTGAATCATAGCACAATATAGGGGTTATTTACGCTTTTTTTGCTCTTCGATAAAGTCTAAAATATATTCCTCTGCCTCTTCCTCTGTTTCAGCATATCCCAAGGTAAGCATCATCTGAATAGTTTCTTCCGCTTTGGAAAAGTCACCATTTATGAAAAGATTGAGGTTTGAAACCAAATCTTCCATGTTTACCTGTGGCTGATTTTCCTGTAAAGGTTTATTGGGCTGTTGAAAATTTTGCTGTCCTCCGGGAATGTACTTGTTGATTCCGAATGGAGGTTGTGCCGGTTCAGGCATATCTTCCATCCTTCCAAGTTCAATCATATCCCTTGTAAGCGGATCATTGGGGTTAAAATCCATCTTCTCATACCTCAAATAATCTTCACGCAAGGTTTTGGCCCTGTTTTTCAAGGCTTCTGCTTTGTCTGGGATTATTTCTGCATCAATTTTCTTTTGAATGTCCGATAATTGGTTGTTGAGTTGTGTCAATTTCTTTTTTCTTCCGGCTGCTGCATCATCATCCCAATAAGGATCGTTTTTGGTGCCAGAACCTCCTGAACGGCTTGATCTGTTTCCATACCTTTCATTCAGACCTCTTTCCCTTCTAGCATTCTGACTATCGGTAAACTTTTGAGAATCTTCCCTATCTGCATCTCTCCAATCAAAATTGGCTTTGTCCCTTTCTTTATCAAACTGCTGCCTTCTGCCTAATACATCAAGGTCAAATTCTTGCCCCCCTACTCTTTCCCCTTTTCGGAAGTCTCTATCCGCTTCATCCCCTAAAAATCTGTTCTGAATACCAATGTTTGTTTTGTTGACATCAAAAGAATCTTTCCAATACTGTCCAAGTCTTTCTCTGTAATCTTTGTCCAAGGTAAGAATCTGATTCAGGGCAATAGAAGGTACTGAATTGTCAAGCTGTACCGCATCGCCTCCGGCTGCCATCCCTCCGAGTTGTCCAAGAGAACCAAGCAACTGACCAAGTACGGCCTGTCTTGATCTACCCTGTTGGGTTTGGATTTCCTCTGTATCCAAAACAGGCATAGGCTGTGTCATTTCCATGAACTTTGGCGCATACTTGCTTTGCGGTTGCTGTTGAACCTGTGGCTGTTCGGGTGCTAAAAATTGGTTGTTGGCACTGAAAACAGGATTTTCCATTCCTCCACGTGTTACCGAAAGGAATGGATATTTTTTCAGTAGGGCATTCATCCCCACATTATTGTTGCTTTTTGCGATTTCAGTAATGCCTGACATTTTTTTACCTTTTGAATTTTGGTTGATACATCGGCCTTCCAGCCATCAATCCGGTGAATGGTGCAGTTTTGTTCTTATTCCCTCCAAACAATTGCACCCCATCAAATGCACCTGATCCTACTGCGGTATTGATACCTTCCTGTAAAGGTCCCAAAACATTTTGAAGAGATTGATTAAAGTTTCCCCTATTCTGTTGGCCTGTTTGGAATAGCTGTGCAAGTTGGTTCCCGTAGTTCTGTTGGGTTCTATCCCTCCAAATCTGTCCTGATCCTGCTAAACTTCCCATTGCTCCGGCTGTGACCTCGTTGTTCTTTCCGAGCATCGCAATCTTAGCTTCATCGGTCAAACCCTGTGTTGCTGCAGTAGCGTTGATAGCCCGATTGTTCTGATTTTGGTTGTTGGTGATGTTGGTCATCGCCTGTGAAGCCTCCGGAGTATCAAAGTAATTCCCCGACAACTGCCCACGGAAAACATCTGCAAGCTGAGAAATGCCCTTTGAGGCTTTGTCCTCCTGTGCTTTTCTCCGCTTTCTTCCAAACAGGTTTGCAACTCCTGAAGCAATTCCAGGTGCTGCCTGTAACAAGAGTGGTAATAGTTGTAATGCCATGATTTATTTTCCTTTACGGTAACACTTTGAAAGTCCTTTTTGCTTTGCCATCTGCTTATTGGCCGTCCCAAAGACCTGTTTATTTTTTGGTGGTGTGTATTTCATCTTCTTTGCCGGTGCTGCTGCGGGCTTGGAAGGTGATGGCTGTCTTTTCGGGAGATACATTGCATTTGGTAGATCCGTCCCTGCAAATGACTTTTCAGCCTTTTTTGTTGGGGTAAGAACCAATTTACTATCCTGTTTTGCCCTTTGTTTTGCCATCGGGTCGTTGTTTTTCTTTGCCATTTCAGTATGATTTTAACAAAAAAAGCCCTGTCCGTTGAGGGGCAAGGCTTTTGCTAGTTATATGATGGCTAAAAATAAATCAATTTATTTGAAAAACCGAAAGTTTTTGTATAGTATTGAACGGGTGATTGATTTTTTTGTGATTGATTGAGGCAAAAGCGGGTAGAAATACCCGTTTTTTTTGTTTGTGGAGGTACTAAAAGAAAAAAACCCAAGCTGGAGGCAAGGGTTTTTAATTAAGAAAGTGAAAACAAGCGATTTCGATGCGCCTACAAGACTTGAACTTGTGACCTCTAGGTTATGAGCCTAGCGAGCTAACCAACTGCTCCAAAGCGCAAAACAAATATCGAAATAATATTTTTGAATGTCAAAGTTTCTTCAAAAGAAATGTACCAAAATTAGTTTCGATCTTGTCAAAAGATTTTTCTATTCTTTCATGATCTATTTTTGCCTGTTCTTTGGTTCGGTTGAATAAATATTTTTCTACATGGGAAAGAGTATCCCATTCAATCAAAATCTTCTTCTCATAATCCTCAACCAACTTTTCCATGTCGTTGCAGATCATGTCATCCCTAATCTCATCCTCTGAAATTTTAAGTTCTTCAGCTAGTTCAAGGATTTTCAAGATTAATTCTTTTCGTGCTTCCATACCTAAACCGGATTACCTTCTACCTCATTTTTGGACAACTTCTCCTGGATGGATTGTAAAAACTCATCCACCTCATTTTCATATATTGGATATCTCCACATTCCGTTTTTTTCATCAGCGTAATTGATAAATTTGATTAGAAGTTCACGATTTAGGTTTTCTGATTGGGGTTTTTCACTTTTGTTGTAAAATTCTTTATACAACTTACGTTTTTGTTCAGAACGATTCATATGATTTTCCCACCCCCTTTGAACAGTCTTTTGGATTTGGTCAAGCTCCTCTGCGCTTTTTTGAGTACAACTACCCGGACCGCCTACGGTTGGGTTTGGTTTCTCTAAGCCTTTAAGTTGTTCAAGTGCCTCAATCGGTATAATGTAGGTTGGTTTTGTGTTCCTAACCTCCAAAAGTTGGGATTCGAGTGAGGCTATTTGCTTGTGTAGTTGCTTTTTTTCATTCCAAAAAATCTCATGCTGCCCTTTTACAGAAAGTCTAAGATTTTCGTTTTCTTCTTCGAGTTCTTTGATACGATCCTTCAAAAGTTCATTCCTTGCCATCAGGTTTAGGTTTACTGATTCTAAACCTTTGATAATGTTTTCAAGGTTTGTGGCTTGATTCGTGATTTCTTCAATCTGCCGTTTCAATTCTTTTTTTTTCATCTGTCTATTGGTTTGTTTATTCAAAAATATGAAATTTTATCTAAAAAAGCGAAGTTGACTTCATGACCTTTTTGGTTTGTGTAGGATCAACCAAAATACATGGTTCCAAATGCTCAATACAAGCCCATACCCCGATTGCAGTACACATCACCTCATCATCGTGCGAACCTTCAACGGCCCCGGTTTTTCCGTCTCCTTTGTTCTCAAATGAATCGTATTGGTCACAAGCCACTGAATCATACTCCACGTAAATCAAATCCCTCATGGCCTTATTCAGGGTATTAAGGACCATTGGTTTTGTTTGGGAGTTCGTGTGGAAGCCGTAAACCCTTGGTAATCCTTCCCTGATCTGTTCGGGAGTAGTCCTGCAATAGATATTCTCGTAATGGTCTGTAATTTCATCCACTAGGGTATAAAACTGCGAACCTTCATCAAACTTGCTGTCAGATTCCCTCTGTTTGTTCATTTCAGGCACCAACAGGGCATCACCATACAATTTCCCTATCTGTGCAACCTTCCAAGCCAATCGGTCAAAATCAATCTTCCCTGCCCATTTTAAAGCAGGAACAAGCATCCCGCCGTTCGATAGTTCCTTCCGGTCAAAAACTTTTATGACTGAATCATCAGCCTCTTTGCTTCGGCCTCCGATATCCACCGAAACGCAATACCGGTTCTTGTATTTTCGCTTGGTCTCGGGATCCACCAACTCCGGGAACGCCCATACTTTCAGGTTTCCGTTCGGATGTTCTTTGATTTCGATGTTGTCCAGGCTTTCAGGTCCGGTTTGGGCATCTGCAAACACATCACCCACCAAAATCGGGGACATGTTGAACTCCCTCTGAAGCTCAATGGTGTCCGAAGCAAAAAACCTTGCTCCTGTGCCCTGAAATGCTTCGATATCCGTTGATGGATATTCACTCCGCATTGAAACGGTATCACCTCCCAGTTCCCTTAATTTGAAGCGATACCATTTGATTCCTTCGAGTGTGGCACCCAACTTCCATAAACTTTCTTCATACTCGGTGAAAGTCTCTATGATCTGCAAATCCTCTCCCGGATCAAGTGCCATTGTGTACATCGGAATAATGAACCAAGGGATGAACACCGGGGTATAGGCATTTTCCCTTTTTTTGGCTGCCGTGTAGGTTGTATGAAAGTAATTACCAATCCCTTTGGCCGTGGATTCAAGTGCAATGATGGTTTCTGGGAGTGAAAGGATGGAACCAACGATTGATTGGATAAGGTCCTCCGGCTTCTTTCCCTCGGTTTTCTTCCATGAAGCAACTTCCGACAAGTGGGCCATGGCCACGTCCTCGGACCTGATTGATTCCGGGGACTGCATGGAACCAACTGTGATCTTGCATTTTCTTTCAACAATCTGCCTGATATTTTGCGCCCCTTCAAACGGCCTATATGTTGTCGTTTCTACATGCTGATAGTTCTTGATGACCGTTGAGTACATCCCACGTATGTTTAAGGCCGCCTGATTCAAATGTGCGGCTATTACCGAGTTCCAGGAAGTCTTGCGCCTGAGCTGAATCCAAGCCATGTATATTTGGATCATTGTGGATCCTCCAAACTGTCTGGACTTAACCATGCAAATTCTGATCGGCTGTTTTTTAACTCTTAATTCCTCCAAAGAAGCTAGTATTTTACGCTGTGGGGGGTTAAGATGAAGAAAAATCTGGTCGCCACCTTCTTTGTTCTTAATTTTCATGCAGACAGCGCAAAAGAACTCGAAGTCGTTGTCAAGCCTGTGGACCGTAATTGTTTCAAGTAGTTTCTGAAAGTTTACCCGATTCTTTTTACAATATTCATCAACCGGTATTTTTTTGGTGTTGATTTTTTCCATTTCAGGAATCTCAAGGATTGAAGGCAAAAAGTAAAATTCCTGACCTCCCTGAGTAAATTGGAATGGAATCCTTTCAAGTGGTGAATTGATACCCCTTAACGGATCATAATCCGCAAAAAGAAATTCGTATCTCTTTTTGTTTTCAGTCAGGATTGATTCAAAGTCTTTTTTCATAAGTGATATCTATTCAAAAATACCAAAAATAAATTTCAAAAAATAATTATGATTTTTCTTGTTTAAGAAATTTAAATCCTTTTTTTTTTATTTATTTAAAGTTTTAAGGTTTTAAGTATTTATATAAACATATCTACTTATAATAAGATAGCGGAAAATCGAATTTTTTAAATGCAAAAACCGCTTAATTTCAATGTATAGGCACTTTTTGGATGGTTTTTCATCATTTTTGCAACAAAGTTGCTTTTGCTTTGCTTTTGTATAAAATACATAGCCAAAACTTTTAGTTAAATCAGGAATTTCAGATTTATAATAATTTAGACATACCTAAAAATCAAAAACCCTGTTTTTATCCAAATTTCGATGGTGCTTTTGTATAAAATACACAAGCAAAATTTTTGCTATGGGCAATGCCTTTGTATAAAATACGTAAGCAAATTGTAATAGTGATATTTAAAAACGGTAAAACACAAAAAATAAAATCGTGCCAAAATTGTGGATTGGTATAAAAAAGTATGTTTTGAGTGAAAACAAAAAAAATCCGAACCAAAATAGCCCGGATTTTCTCACCTAATAAACCACAACAATTCATAAAATATGAAGATCGAAGATACCCATAAAACCCAAAAACCCCAACCAATGGCCGGGGTTTTTTCGAGATAGATAAGAAAGACAGCTACTTATAACAAAACGTATGCAAGATAAGGAATTATTTATAAATATTCGTCAAACTGTTCACAAAAGTATTTACCTGGACAGGTTCTTTTTCGTTTGAGATCATCCCGGACATTTCGGCCAATTTCTCCAAGGCTTTCAGTTTATCATGGGTTTGGATAGTGAAGTCCGATTCTTCAGATATGGATCCATCCGGGGCAGTTATCACCTTCTTTCGGACCTTGATGGCTTTTAAAGCTCTTGAAGCATTCTTAGAAATAGACGGGAGGTCTTTTAATGTGCAATCTTCATTTAGGTAATTAGTTATATCAGAAAAGCCGATTCTAGCGTATTCACGGGCAATATCCTCAACCTGGATGCCGATTGATTGGACTATATTTTTACTGTGGAATTTGAGAACATTCCTGATATAAGGTTTTCTCAGAAGCTCATAAGCAATAGATGTGGCCGACTTTTCAGAGTAACCTGCTATAATTGCACTTTTAGTTCCGTTTCCATCTTTAAGATATTCTGCAATAAATATTTGTTCCTGAGTTGTCAGAAGGGTTTTTTCTCCGTTATCATCAATAACTACTAACTTATTATTATCCCTTTTTCTAG